TAAACTTTATAAAATCTCCAGCTTTAATTGTTCCTGTTATGTTCTGTATATCAACAGTAGTAGCCCCAGCAGTTGCACTTGCGTTTGTGCTTATAATTCCTGATATATCTCCTTTTGCATTACTTAGGTCTGGCAAAGTAATTTGGAATGTTTCTTTTCGTGATCTTTGTTTCATTATAAAAGCATAAACAGGAGAAAAATTTGTTCTTCTCATTGGTGGATATGATGCTGAAAATTTAAACCTTTGACCATCTATTTGTGTAGCAAAAACCTTACCACTATCTGTTGTTGTAATTTTAGTTGCTTGTGTACTATTAAACCCTAATGAAGAAAAAACGGGAGATGTAGGATATGTGCCACTCATAATTTATACCTTTTATTTTTTATTATCTTCATTAACTTCTTCATAAGTTGTTTGGGTTACATTTTCTGTACCTTTTAACATAGTATATTCAAATTTACTATTAGGTTTCTTGTATTCTTTAAGATCATTTATTGATGAATCAATTTCGTTTTCATTAACAATAATTTCTGCAATAAAATCTGCATTTATTTTATGCGTTATTTTATATCTTTTCATATTAGACCAATGCTTCTTTGCCTTGATCGTTTAATGCTCCATTTATTACATTTACAATAGTTGATCTGTTATCTAATAGTAATTCTTCAACACCTTTTACATCTACTGCATTTACAGTAAAATTAATATTTGTTGTTCCTGTATCTGTTCCTCTAGCAGATTGTTCTATTTGACCTGTTGAGTTTGGAATAAATAGTTCAGCACCTTGTTCTCCAACTAAATAAGGTTGGCCTTTTGAAACAGCACCACCTTTTGCCATACCAAAAAAACCTTTTGCTGAGCCTATTCCCATAAGATTAGATGTTCCACCACCAAATAATCCACCTAGACCTAAAAAACTACCTAAACCAGAAAAAAAAGATTGAATTTGTTTTTGTCTAGATATTGCTTTTTCTAATACAAGTTCTACAGATTTTCTTGCAATTATTTCTATTGTTGTTGCTAATATTTCAGTAATTAAAGTTCTTCCAATTTCTTGAAATGTGGTTTTTAAATCTTTTCCTAATACTAATGCTTCTGCTAATCCTCTAGAAAATCCTTTAATACCCAAATTTAAAACATTTGTAACTTGTTTAGAAATATTAGTTAAATCTTCAAGTGGTTTTGTTATTCCATCTTTAATAGTTGTTGCTGTTTTTTCAAATTCAGAATTTAAACCCTCTTGACCTTTTTTAGCTTTTTCAATCTCTTTAAAAAGTTCATTTAATTCTTTTTTTGAAGCATTGGCATTTTGTTCTAATCCATTTAAAAATTTTCTTATAGCTTTTTCTGAATCTCCCATATTATCTGAAAATTCTTCAGAATCTTGTTTTATAGATTTCATTGGCGTTTTTAATTTTTCAGCAGTTTGCCTAAATTCTTCTGCTACTTTTTGTGAACTTTTAAATTGTTCCTCTGATATTATTTTAACAAATCTTAAACCTTGACTTAATTTGTCTAAAAAATTTCCATAAGTTTCTGCTAATGTTCCTATTCCAAATCTTATTTTATCTAAAATTGAACCTATGAATAATGCTAGTAATTTACCTTTTCCACCAAGCATTAAAAAACCAATTAATCCAAAAGTTTTAACTCCTTGTGGTAAAGCTGAAAAAATATCAAATAATCCTGTTATTGCATTACCTACAAAAGATAAAACAGGTTTTATAGCATCTATAATTGATGCACCACCTATCAATATTCCTCTAACAATTTTTATTAAATTATCTGAAAATGATACTGCTAATTTTTGCAATACTTCTTCATTTGTTTCAATTAGTTTATTTATATCTACTAATCCTTGTTTTACAAAATCAAAAAATCCAGCTTTATTTGTTTCTAATCTAAATTTAAATAATTTATCTCCTAACATTGAAAGAGTACCTGTTAATGTAGTTGCTAAAACTTCTGTTGCTCTACCAAATCTTCCACCCTCTCCAAATACTTCTTCAAATTTTTTAATAGTATCTTCTGCTGAAACTGTAGCACCAGCTTTGAATCCTAATAATGCTCTAACACCTCTTTCTCTAAAAATATCTGCTGAAGCAATACCACCAGCAAATGATCTTTGTATTTGAGTAGCAGTAGTTTGAAAATCTAATCCCGTTACAGATGCAACATTTCCTGTAATTTTTAATATTTTATTTAAATCTTCAGCATCTTTAGAAACAACTGCAAGATTACCAGATGCACTAGATATTTCTTCTAGTGAAAAAGGTACTTTAGAAGCAAAGTCTGTTAAAGTATCTAATGCCTTAGAACCTTCTTTTACATTACCAAATAAAAAATTAAATCTAGCACTTAAATTTTCAACTTGACTACCAACATTGACTAAAGACCTTATTGCTAATCCACCACCAACACCAATTAATGCAGATTGAATAGAAAATATAGATGATCTTAAACGAGTTAATCCAGCTTGAACACCATTTAATGCTTGTTTAGTTTTGTCTTTTGCAATTATATTAAGTAATAAATTTTGTGCCATTATCTGTGCCTTGCCTTAATCATTTCCTGTTCTTTTTCTTCTTGTTCAAGTAAAAAATACCCTAGCCAATGATTATACTCCCAAACTTCCATTTTTAAAAGGGTTGATAATGAGATTTTTAATCTATCTGCAACTACAAGAAAGTTTTTTAACTCAACAGAATTTTTTAGTTTTTTTTTACTTCTTCAGGATTAATAACTTGAACCATTGAGGTAGCAATTCTTGATAAAACATCAGAATCAACTTTGTGCATTAAAACCAATTTATCTTCAGCTTTAAAAAGTTTATTACCATCTTTATCTATTGCTTTCATTACAAGAATATCTGCAAGGATACTAACATCTGACATATTATCAGATTTTTTAAATAATTTATTTTTCTCAGATAAATTAATTGGATTCCAATAAATAATTATTGGTTTTCCATCATCATCTTTCCATTCAGGTACTTCAATAGATTGAACACCTAAAGATTCAAAATGCGATTTCGCAATATCAATAACTGACATAAATTAGGATTATACAGTACCTACAGTTAAAGCACCTGTTCCTTGAAAAGTAACAGTTCTTGAAACGATTGCGTCCATTGAGTTATTAATACTCATGCCTGTAACAATTCCTGTTCCTGTGTAACTTGCATCTCCTGAATCATTACCCTCTGGTAATAAAACAAATGAGATAGAAGAACCAGCAGTTAAAGTTTCTTGCTGAGCATCTGTTTCGTCAAAGTGCATTTCTAATGTTCCAGAGAATGAAGTTCGACCAGCAACAAATGATTTAGTAGCATCTGTTAAAGCTGTATCTTCTACAACATCTCCTGTAGTTTCAAGTGTGAATGATGTTAGTTCCCCAACAGCAGTTCCACCAGCAGTAACTACGCCTTCTTTTCCGTGATGTGTTGCCATTTTTTGTCCTTGTTAGATTTAGTTTGTTTAGTTTCTTTTTCTTGCTTATACCCTAGTCTTAAATAATGTTCAAGGTTAGATTCATTAATAACAATTTCTGAATTACCTTTATATAATTTAATATCTTTAGCCATAAGTCCTTTTACAATTTATCGTCTTCTTCGTCAATATCTTCTTCATCTTCTTCAAAATCTTCTTCAAACTCATCTGATACATCTTCTTCTTCCCAAGTACCATCTTCATCTTCTAAAGAGTTTTCTCTAATTTCTTCTACTAAGTCTTTTACTTCTTCGCAAAGCATAGACTCTTTATCGTGTAGCTTTTCTATCTGATCTATTTTCTTAGATATTTTATCTAATAGTTTTTCGTTTTTCATAATTTATCCTATGGTGTTCCAGCTTGATATTCGTACATACACCTAATTGTCATTCTTATTCCACCAACAGGAAATAAAGAACCCTCGTCAGTTTCTACTTGTATAACTTCAGAATCAAGTGCATTACCACTTCGAGTAATATCAGTTTCTATTGCAGTTTCAATAGCTGTAATTAATTCATTTCTTTTAGTATCTATATTAACTTCTGCACCTTTAACAAAACCTAAGATAACAAAATCAATAGTGCCTGTTCTAGTTCTAGCACCAGAACCCAATTCAACATCATCTCTATTTTCTTCTGATGTTTGAACTATTATTGCTGGATATTGTTGTTCAGATAATTCGTCTAATATAAAAGGTTGTCTAGTAGCTTTTTTAATTGTGATTGGGCTACTTATATTAGATATGGTTGATAATAAATCACTAGCTATATCTTCTCTTACACTCATAATCTTGATCTCCTAAATTCTTTTTCAACAAATCTATTAAATTGTTTTCTTATTATATTTGCTGTTTTATCATTAAATCCAAAAAATTCTCTTTTATTTTTACCTAATACTTGATTAAATAATGCTCTTTGTCTCATCTGTGAATTACTAAAATTAACAGTAATTTTATTAGTTCCTGTTTTTCTTAAAGTTCTACCAGATGGAGTCAATGCACCTAACATTCTACCAGAATAGAATAAATCTACTTTTGTTGATTTACCCTCTCTTTGTAATTTTTTTAAATAACCTTGTGAGTAAGGTAAAAAGGGTCTATTTCTAAAATCAATACATTTTTGTGTTTTAGTTCTAAT